CATAAAGCCCATACCGCAGGCTGCCAAACCGATCAATATATCTAAACTATTCATTACTTAGCCCTTTGTTAAGGCCGATCAAGCTACTAACCGAGTAGCCCTCTCAGCGTTTGTAGTATCAGTATGAAGGCTTTTTGTCAGATATCAAAGCGTATTCGTGTTTGGCGTGTCGGCCTTAGGGTGCTCTTTAGGTTTAGACTTTAGACCATTACCGGCTAACACGCCGCCAAGGGCTCCGGTTAAGAATATGGCCAAGGTTTGTAAAAGTTGTATAAAGTCTCGATCGTTAGGCGCTTGAGCTCCTACGGGCTGAGTGACAAAGACAAGCGCGTATACGGCACCGCCCGTAATTACAAAAAAGGTTAAAGCTAAAACCGCGCCAATTAAAAATATCAGGCGAGCGTGAATATCCTCAGGGGATAAACGTTTATTTTCTTTACTCATCTGTCGTAATAAGGTCCTTAGTGCAGGTGCCGGTAACTTCGCATTGAGGCGGAGTGCACTCAGGCTTTGTCCAGTTTTCGTATTCTTGGCACTCATATCTTACCCATCCTTGATAACCGCACCCCGATAGGAGCAAAGTCCCCACCATTGCCCCTATCAGGGCCCGGATCATTTAGAGCCTATGCCGTATTGCTTCTCGCTTGGTTGTACCGCTTTAAGTAGCGGACCTACGAGGCCGGCGATAAAGGCATTAGCTAATACTTTTGGATCAGTAATACCCGACATATACAAAGCTGCTACGGATGCGAGCGCTGCTCGTGCGTATGATTTTGCAGCTGCCTCTAATTGCTTTTTATTCATTGTGCTCTCCTGTAATGCCCCTTAATTGACTTGGTAATACACCGATACCGTTGTAGTACCGCTTGCTACGACACCATATAAAGCTTGATGATCTCCGACGGGTACCGTGATTTTATCTTTATGATCTAAAAGATAACCGTTAGCGGTAGTTAAGTCCGCTCCGCCTATGTATAGATCATCATTAGTAGCGTGTATTAAAGCTGTTTGATCTCCTATGCTTTCAGGCACCAAAATAGTCGCTGATGTAGTTACGGTTACTTGTCTGCTAGTTGGCATCTTTTAATCCTAACTTTTCTATTAGTTGTTTAGCCTTAGTAGCCGACACCTCTACCTCAAAGTGCATATCGTCCGGCCTGCTCTTAAAATCGCCGCCCCACTTGAGGCCGTACTTTTTAGCAAGGGCTCTAATCATTGGTATTTTTTCAGCCGGGAAAGTGTCGTACTTACCTAGTGGATGCTTTGTAGCGTTTAGATCGATAGCGGTACCGGAGGAGTGGCACGATAATTTTGTAGGGTTGCCTCGCACCATGCGGTAGGCGTACGCCCAATCGTCAAACGTGCCCTCATCGATCGGCTCGATTAGCTCGTGAAATTCAGCCGCGAAGGCTGCGAGTAGTGGCCCCACACTCTCAGCACATCGCAGCTTACGATCCGTACCCTTTACGGGGTAGGACTTTATTTTAATCTCGGCAGGATCTTTAGAGGCCGGGTAGCCGTTGTAGCTTGTCTCCATTAAAGGCCTAAAGCTACTAAATCATCTGTGGTAATTCCAAGTGCTGCTAGTTTTTGTTGTGCAGCCAATTTAGCCGCCTCAATTTTTAATTTATCATTTATTACATCTTGTGCCATTTGTGCGACGCAGGCATCTATTTCTGAGTCGGTTGGCGTTGTAGTGTTGCTTGGATTTACCCAAACTACATCCTGCATATTTTCTCCAATTAAATAAAACTCGCAATTTGGTCGCAAACGTTGTAACGCTGCTAGTTTTTCTTTCATGGTCACACCTCCATTAAAATCATACTGATAGGGCCGGTACCTGATCCGGCATTAGTGCTAACGGTCGTGGATGCCGAGTCACTCGCAATTTGTAATTTATAAGTTGTTGCCGAGGTAGTGGCCGGGGAGTCTACGTAATTAAATGCTAAAGAATTACCAAACTCTTTAGTACCTGCGGCGGTAGGTAGTGTTAAATATTCATAATTCCAGCCGTACTGTTTAACGGTCGCGCCGCGCAAAACATAGGCATCACCTTCGGCGTAACCATCTGTTTTAGTTGTATTTACTAAAAATCCGGGTATCCCGACAAAAACTAATATTTTAGATGATGAGCTTGATGGGGTAATAGTTGCCGTTAAACCTGTGTCTACTTTTGTAGCACCGGCCGTACTTACTGTCGTCGAATAAGTAGCGGTAACTATTTGTTTAACCGCACCGCCGCCCGGTGTTGCCCATTTTAATCCGGTAGCCGTTGTTGAGTCTGCCGTAAGTACGGTGTCGTTAGCACCCACGGCTAAACGTGCGAAAGTGTCTGCACCTGTCCCGGGTACTAGATCACCTTTAGCATCGATAGCCGTAGCCATGGAGTTAGTAACGGTTACGGTACCTGAGGTACCTCCTCCGCTAATACCTACACCTGCGGTAACTCCATCGATGTCACCTGCGGCACCTGAGGCTACCCAAGCTGCACCGTCGTAATACCATAAAGAGTTATTATCTTTTGTAAATGCAAACTGTCCCTCGGCCGGTGCGGTGATAGCCGCATCTCGAGCGGTAGCGTTTGTGAATACGTTAATGCCCTGCATGAGGTAGCCGTTTACGTCACCGGCGGTTAATACCTCACCCGTTACAAAGGTCTTAAAACCTTGACCAGCTGCCATAACCTTGCTCCTTAGTATGCTAATACGGAGGTATCGAGCACTCCATATAGTGATGAGTTTAATATAAAGCCGTCGATAATCGGCTCTAGTGTTGTAAATGTCGTTTTCCATGAGTTAGGCGTAACACGGTGTACTACGCCAAACACTTGTAAAGTCTGTTGCAGGGTCGAGTTACCAGGCTGATTAGTCGTAACCTCTACCGGGTCAAAAAAATCTAAAGTAAGTGCGGCCAAGATGCCATCGTTATAATCGTCCATATATAAATCAAGCTCTACCGCATCGCATCGAGTTTGCGTATCTTTACGGCTTGCTACGTAGGCGCGTGCGTAATCGAGTGCGGCTTGGTCGGTATCCATGACTAGGTTAGTTTGATTATATGAGTGCACAAAGTACTCATCGATCGAGGCTTGATCCTGAGCCAGCTGCGCCGTACCGCCTATCTTTGTAATAGAGGCAGAGTTATAAACCTGAGTATCGTCTAAGCGCCATATAGCATTAAAGTAATTTATATCGGTCCCATTATCATTAAATTTAGTTACCGGGAAAGCCTGAGAGTCGATACAAAAAGCCCGATCGTGCAGCACTACGGAGCCGCGAGCATCGATATACAAAGCGCCGTACTCAGAGATAGTAGCCGTTTGTAAGGCGTTAAGAGCGGTGCGAGGGTTGCCCGGGTCTGCCTGAAAAATAGTCGTACCGTATTGGATCTCGCGTTGCGATGGAGGCCAAGCGATCTCGTCGAGGATAGCGTTTACACGCTCTCCGGGTAAGTCACCGGCCTCAGCTAGAGTAACGGTCGATATCTGACTATTTTGGAAAAGTCTAAAAGCATCTACCGCCGTAATAGTCGTATAGGTTACATCGGTAGCCATCTTAGGCGTAGTAGTCGTATAGCTAGTAATAAAGCCGCTAAATATTGGATACTCGACACCTTGATAAGTAGCCGTAATCGCTACCTTACGCATCGGAGTAAGTAACCCGTAATAAGGGCCGGCGGCATTTTGAGGATTAAAGTCGCCATTTTGATCGACAATACGGAGAGTTAGCGTACCTGTTTGGAATACGTCCGCCTGAGCGTTACGGCCTCGCATAGTTGTAATACCGTCTACTTGATCCGATACGTCTACGATCAAAGCCTCAGAGTCGGCTAATACGTTTGTCCCTAAAATACCGCTATTAAGGATCATCGCTTGAGCGAAAGCCGGACCCGTAGAAAAGTTAATAATCGCGTTTACTGTAGGGACGGTCATAGAGTGCCTGCCACTAATAAAGGATCTCCGTCGCGGTTAATCTTTTGGATAGTTTCTTGTAGCAAGGTACTAAACTCATCCTGAGATGCAATAGCGCCGGCGTTAATCGTTATGTTATATGCTCGAGCAGCTTGAGCCGCGTATCGTGATCCACTTGCTGCACCTGCGACTCCTGCTCCGCCTGATAAGCCTGCAAGAAATGAAGTCTGAGCTATTCTTTCTAAATCGAGAGTACCTGCAATAGCGCCAAGCGAGCTAGTTTCTAACGCTAACTCGGCCGCCTCGTTTGCCATCTCAGTTAAAAGGGCAAAAGCGTTAGCTCTTTCTGTTGCAGCCTCGACCGCCTCTATAAGTACGTCCGTAGATACTGTAAGTGCATCGCCTTTATTTATTTTAGATACGGTGTCGCCCGGTGTAATTCCCGGTATTGTTTCTTTAGGAATAACGGTAATTGTACCGTCACCTTTTTTCGTAGTGTCTGCACCTTTTGTAGTAGTGCCGCCTACCGCCGCACCGGATCCGACTCTGCCTAAAGCTGCGGCGTACTCTTGTAAAGCCTTGAGGCGAGCATCATCGGCCGCCTTTTGTGCCTTGGCTACGCGGTCGATCATTGATAGCTCGGCAGACTCGACTAACTTGCTAAGAGTTAGAGCCGCGTTTGTCGTATTACTCAAAGAGGCGAGCTTAGCGATTTCCGTTAATTGTATTTGTACGCGCTCGTTATAACTTTCTTTAGCTGCCAAGTCACCGGCAGCCGTAATAGCTGCATTGTATTTACCGAAAGCAATTTGTCGAGCAGCTTCTTTTTCGCTTTCTGCCATCTTGCTATCATTGATAACTTTGAGCTCTTTTAGTAGCTGCGTGTTAAGAGCCTCTAAAGTTGCACCGCTAATCTTTGTAATGCCCGCTAACTTCTCAGCATCGGTAGCCTTTTGTAATAAGCCAAGCTCTGTAATTTTCTTAAGGGCGAGCTCGCCGTTGTCCTCCTCGATAGCCTGTAAAGCCTCGAGGCGTAGGATCGTGTCCTTATCGTATGTAGCACGTAGAGCCGCGGCGATAGATATGCGGTTAGTATCGAATACGGCCGCAGCCTTTGATAACGAAAGTTTATTTTTCTCTGCTAATTCTTGCTTTTTTAATAAAGCTAATCTTTCTTTTTCGCGCTTAGCTGCGGCTGCGGCTGCGGCGGCTCTAGCTTTGTCTGCCTTTACTTGAGCATCGGTAGAGCCCGATATCGTCATAGGCGTAGTAAATGGTTGAGGTCCTACTTTACCTAGCGAATTAAAAAACTCTATCCAAGTTGGTATAAGAGGGATCATTTGAGGATCTAAAAATTCAACGCCCGGTATGCTCTTAATCTTTTCTATGAGCACGCCAATACCGCGAATAACATCGGCGGTATAATCTGCCACGTCCTCCATGTTTTTAGCTAAACTAGCTACGGATTTATCATCGCCTAATTTAGACAAAGCATCTACTAGACCTTTACCTATAATCTCTTGAGCGTTACCTGCCGCCTCTTTGAGTACGCGCATCTTTCCGGAGTATGTCTCAAGCTCTGCCGCACCTGCTCCGGCAAAAGTCTTAGTCAGTAACTCAACGGCATCATTAAAATCTAAAGTCTTTAACTCGGTCTGAGTGAGCCCTAAATTATATTTTCTTAGGCCTTTAGTGTTACCTACTACGGCCCCTGCTAAATCTTGATTAACGGTCAGTAAATCTTGGCCCGATCCGGCCGCGACATCTAGCGATAGGTTTAATAGATCTTGAGCCTTAGCGGTATCGCCTGTAACGGTTATTAGTTTTTGGAAAGACTCGCGTAAAATCTCGCCCTCATAGCCAAACTTGGCGGATATATCGCCGAGGTTTTTCTCAATAGCATCGGTATCAAAGCCCAAACCAATATTTTTTAATACCATCTCTAGGCGCTTGGCAGACTTTTCATTTTCTGCAAAAGCCTTTACGGCATTTTTACCGTAAGACAACATAGCCGCTGCGCCAAAAGTAGCGCCTAGAGTTTTAGCTAAAGTCTTTACGCCTTTCTCAAAGCCGCCGATCTGTTTCTGACCCTTGGCAAGAGCTTTACCGTCCCACGTAGATACGGCACTTACGACAAGGCTAGGGATATTTTGCATTATGCCGCCTTATCGTAACGGCCTTGATTAAAGCCGTTTACTGTATTTATGATCGCTTGTATTACCGCAGCTTGAGCCTTGCCCTGATCCTCGGCCCACGCTCTAAAAATCATACGACCGCGGCGCTCGCGACTATCTCCATAAAGAGGACCCATACGGCTAACAAAATTAGCACCGGCGTTAGGGTTATTCGATTTACTCTTAGGAGATCCGCCCGGGTTAGCTCTGCCTGCGGTTTCATAGATCGCACCCGAGGCCGATTTATTAGCGATGAAATACAAAGCCTGAAAACCGTTTTTATTACGCTTGCTCGGAGCTTGAGAATAGTAAATACCTTTACGAGCTGCCTCGGCATCATAAAAGGGAAAACGTCGTAGAGTGCCCTCGCTATTAAAAGTACGAAAGGCAGAATTACGAGCCGTAATCTTTTTACCTACGGTGCCCTCGTTCCAGTTATAAAGCCCACCCGGCGCAGCGGTAGGCGCGTAGCTACGAGCTTTATCGCGTATCGGGATCATGATGCCTTTAAGCTCTTTATTCATCTCTTTAAGTAGCTCGGGATCTATTTTACGGATAGCGCGCAGAGTCTCTTTAACGCCGTCTAACTTTACCGACATTTTTAGACTCCTCCGCTTGCTCGTTTAATACTTTGACTAACATCTTAAACATCTCGGGCTCGAGATCGAGTATCGCTTGAGGCGCGACCCCTAACCGTATTGATAGTTGCGCTACCAAGTAGGTTAGAGTGCCGCGCCCTAGCTTAAAGGCTCGTCGTCTAGTACCTCGACCTTTTTTAAGGTATCAAGAAACTCGGCTCCAAACATCGGTACTGTTTCGCCGCTAGTGCGTAAACACTCCCAAGCTAGCCAGTAGACATCTGTCTGACGTTCCTCGTTTCTAAAGGCCTTATGAAAGCCTTGCTTAGCGTAAATCTCAAAGGCGTACTCAATTCGCGGCGTAATTTGATGCTCTGTTACCTCGCCGGTAGCCCTTGTTATTTTGAGTCGTGCCATTTGTTTAGCCCCTTTTCTTTGTTATCAGCTAGTAGTAATTACGATTGGTGAGTTACAAGTAAATGTAATGCTCTGAGTCCCGATATCTCCTACGGCTCCGTTAATATCTGTAGTGTTATTAACTAGGATTGTAGTTGAGTAAAGAGGGTTAGTAGCTGAAGTAACCGCGCTAGTTTGCTTTAGCGTGATTGGTACGGTCGTACCCCACGCACTTTGTAGCGTAGCGTTTACGTTTGCCGCTGCGGTATCTGACAAGAAATCAAGCGCAATAGTGCTTGTCTCTAATCCCTTTGTGTACTTACGGGATGAGTCGCCCATGGCCGTAACCTCAAGCTCCTCGAATACGCGGTTAATTGTCGCGCTTGTAACGTGATCAGAGAGTGCAACCGAGTTAAGGGTTACGACTACTCCATTTGATAGAAATACGGCCATCGCCTATTCCTCGCTTTTCTCTGTAGTAGGTGTGTGTGTTTTTGTTTCTTTTTTTGGCGCTTCGGTAATCTGCCCTATCTTAATAAGAAAGGCGATATCTTCATCGGTTAGGCTCATGCTTAACTCCACTCGGTTAGTATTGAGATAGTAATGTCGGTCGTTAGTAAATCGCCGCTTTGTACCGTTAAAACACTAGGCGCACTTACCGCGCCAATATTCATAACGATCGACGATGCTGCTAACTTTTGGAATACGGCGCAAACCATCGACTCTATACCTTGTAAATTGCCTTGGTTATCGTACATAGGCACGTTGCATATGATCCGAAAAGAGGCCATCGGTGAGATGTTTGCGTAATCGTTATTAGTCGGTGTTATGTAAGGATCTGCCGGGCTCACGATCACACTATTAGCGGTAATAGTTGCAGGTGGATACGCGTAGGTATTCCATACGTTAGCGTTAGCAAGGGCAGCAGCTAGTGAGGCTCTTAAAGTAGTGATAGGTGCCGGCATTATCCGACCATCGCATTAGGGCTCATATATCCGGCGATAAGGCCGCGGATCTTACCGATCATTGAGTTACCCATACGGTAAGGGCTAGGGCTAAAACCATCGATCGATACGCCGCCGGTTTGGCTAACCTGTCGGGCTTGCCAGATATCGACGGCCAAAATCATGGAGGCTTCTCTTACGGCCGGAGTAGTCGCGTAGCTATTTGTCTTTGTATCTGCCCCTATTGCTTGGCCATAAGGGAGTACGCGAGTAAAATTAGCGTTAGCTGCCGTTTTAGCAAACTGTATAAAGCTATATCCATTAGGCCAATTAAACGCATAATTATTAAATGCTATCGATGGTAATTGAGTAGTCGTACCGGCGGTCCACGGAATAGTGCCGGTAATCGTGTAAGTACCGTTAAAGGTTGAGCCGCAGCCACTCAAGGTTACGGAGTCGCCCGTAGTAAATATTCCCGGGTTAGCGATCATTACGGTAGCTACATTGTCTTGTAGTGCCGTACCGACGACGGGAGCTGAGTCAAACCATAAAAATTGATTGATGAGATCCTGCGCGGTTTGGCAAACCTCCTCAACGGTATTAGATGAGTATAAATTTTCGATACCGAGATTAGCGCGTAACTCCGCCTCGGTTACATACGTTGCAGGCATTTTATACTCCTCACTTAAAAAGGGCCGGTAGGGCTCAAAGGGCTAAGAGCCCTACCGACTATTAGTTTTTTTGCTTAGTTAAGATTAAACTTAACGATACCCTTAGGCATTTTCGCAATAGTGGCCATGTAACCGTAAATGGCTACCTGTACCTGTAGGTTTGATACTACGTTTACTGACATATACGCCGTAGGTGATTGGTAAACCGTAAATGCTTCCGGTGCCAAAATAACCGCAGAGTCATCGATAGTAGTAGTAGCGGTAAAGTTTTTATCTACATAAAGATCTAGCCCGAGTACGTTGCCTCGAATTGATCCCGGTTGCACTAAGCCGCCTGCGTTCATTGGCTGAGATGCTGAGTAGATTGGTCGCCCGGTAGTATCTGTAGCGCCCATAAGTAGTTGCCATTGTGATCCGTTGGCGATGTAGTTATTAGCAAAATAGCCGGTAGCTTCGTAAACCTTACGAGCTGAGTCTGAGGCAAACTCAATAATACCGGCTGAGTCTGCATCGCATCCGGAGCTATATTGACCTGCCGCGATTAGTGCGTTTAGTACTGTTGTATCGAGAGTCTTTAGATACGCGTTTTGTAGCTGATTTGTTAGCTCTGCATAGAAATTAGGATCTGAGCGCTCTAACAATTCTACGCTGATCGTATTCATGCCAGCGTACTTAGATACGGTACCGGTTAGGTAAGCCGTCTCCATCCCGGTATTTTGTACCGCTCCGGCTTCGGCCTCTACCGTTACGACAGGTGCTACGCCTGTACCGCCGCCTGCGGACGTGACAAGAGAGGGCACGTTGATCGTCATACCGTTAGTAGGCAAAACTCCACGTGAGCAAGCATCGATAGCAGGTGTACCAAAACGAGTGTTAGTAGGAAATTCTGCTAAGTACTGAGTAGGTGAAAATGCAGGGTTTGTAGCAAAGCTATCATCGGCTGCGGTTACGTATAGCTTTGAGTCGTCATTACCTAGAGCTGCCTTAATCTTGTGCTCTGTATAAGCGCCCATCGATGTAATAGGTGTACGTACTCGCTGAGAGTCTAGTACGGATGGTCGGATGATCTTACGAGCGGCCTCGACCTTTTCAGCCTCGACCGGTGCATCTACCTGAGTTTCCTCCGGTGTATTTTCAGGG